TGATTGGTCGTGTTCACCGTGTTTGAAAACTGGTTTGTATCCAAGCGGAAATGCGATTGTGATACTCATTAACGGCGCCTATCGGGAGGAATTATCACCATGGTACAGCGACAGTTGGGATGAACTCTGCCTGGGGTCTCATGACCGCTGGAGAATGTTTCGTTCCAAGGAACTATCTCACCATCTAATTCAGAACAAATTTCGCAGGTGCGTTCATCTTGAGCAATGACCCACATCTTTTGTGCTTCAACATCTACATAACCTTCTTTAGCCGCTTGGTTCCATCCCTCTTGGCGTCCTTCGTTCTGAGCAATTTGAATCTCTGTACGAGCAATCATCGTTGCTCTTTTACTCTTAAGAGAATCTGCATAACGGGTTGAGCGTTCTATTGCGCGAGCGCGAGCGGTTGCCTCTTTGATTCCGCTCTTAACTAGACGGTCAAACTCTTTCTTCTCAAAGTTAGTAACTGCTTTTGCCCATTGAGGATGAAGTCCTACAACATTTTTAATTCTTCGGGCTGTTGCTCTGTAATCTAATTGCTCGTTGAAAGCATCAATGATTGCTTGACGAACTGAGTTACGGGTAAGGGAATCAATCGAGACTATCAACTCTCCAGCACGGCGTTGAGCAAAGGCTAAAGAGTTTGGGTTTGTCTTATCAAAAGACATTACAAATTCGACTTTAGGTGGCTTAGGTTGCGCCCATGCTGGAAGTTTGGTGAACTCCATGTTAGCCATCGCAGGTTTGTTATCTACCTTTACCTTAGAAGGCAAGAAGGCTGGCAAGGCTAATTTTGGAGCAATGCTTTGAATCTGCTCAATCGCCTCTTTACCGCCAAGGTCAATAGAGGCTAAAAGGCTTTGCTGAATTTTCTTTTGATTGGCAATGGTGATTGTTTCAAGCAAGCGCTCTAAAGTTTCGGGATTCATATTGCGAAGCAAACTTTCAAGTTGCCTCATAGAGATTTTGTCCGTGGCTCGCTGAATTGAGTCGTACAAAGTACGAGCAAGGGCTTGCTCTTGAGGTGTTAGAGGGACTCGCTTTTCTCGCGCCTTAGCAAAATGAATTGCCATCTCTAACCAACTTCAGGAAGTTTCGGAGCCTCAGTTTGAGTAGGAGCAGGAGGTAATTCTTCTTCGCCTGATGTTGTTGGTTCTTCAGGCATAGGAGGAATTCCTTCACCTTCAGGCATAGGAGGCATACCAAAATTCTGTCCATCGTGTTCGGCAGGTGGCAGACCAGCCAAGTCGCGTAGATACTCTTCCAACTTAGGGTCAGGAACTATTGCACCTGAAGCAACCAAGTTACCAACGAATCCAGCAATCTCATTCAAATCAACATGGCTTACTTCACCGTATGTTAGATAAGGAGCGCGAGAAACATCCATGCCGTTAAGTTTTAACAGGCGTGGGATAGCGTGTTGGTTAATTACTTCAGCAATGTTTTTAGCGATTGAATCAACTGACATTGACCACAAATCCATCTTGGAAGTTCCAAGGGCATAAGAGCCAACTCGGTCAGAGCCAAGAAGAATAAAGTCAGAAAGGATTGACATAGCAATTCTTTGGTCATAGCGCTGAATAATCTTGTCTGTATCGAACTGGCGAGAACCGCCTGAAGATAGAAGAACTAAATCAAATACTTTGTGTCCTTGGTCGTCATACATAGAAGGCATGACGATTCCTTCTTGCTCGTTACGCTTAATAGATGTAACGATGTTTTGAATAGTTGCTAGAACTGAGGCTTGCTCGGCTGTTGCAGTAGATGAAAGAAACTCAGGTGGCACATAAGCAACTGGCAAACCTGCTAGGTCGCGCTCAATACCGATTGCTTCGATTTCCTCAATACGACGCTTGAAATACCAAGAACGGTAAGCGTTACGAAGGATAGAGCGACCTTCAGGGTTATTCTTTTGTGAACTGGTACGGAATAGTAAAGACTTCTCGATTGGAATGTGGTGGATACCGCCCGAGGATGGGTCTACTTGAACCATTCCTTGAATTCCGCCGTCATCATCCATCATCCATCGGAATAAAGTTTCTTGAGCGCGGATTGGCATTTTACGCCAGCCGATACGACCATCATTGAATTTAGATTTACGCTGAGGGTCTTTGCTATCTCCCTCGCGGACTTTGTAAACAATTTCGTGATATGAAAAACCAAAGACCAACATTGAAAGCATTTGAGATAGAGCAGAGTCCCAAGACTCACTCATATCGTGTAAACAAGATTCTACGAACGCCGCGACTTCTTTATCTTCAGGAGAAATCTCTCCGTCTTTAGAATTATCAGAGTATGGGTCGATGCGCCATTCAAGACGAGTAATAACTTTTTCGATTGCGAATAACATTGAGCCGATAGTCGGGTCGTTGTCCGCCATCTCTCGATAGATTCTTGCACCGCGTTGTCCGCGGAGATTTACTAAAAATTCTTCAAATATCGTTCCGCCCGAACGACGCAGACCAGTAGAGCCGAACTCTTGTAAATCAGGCGTTATTTTCTCAGCCATTTAACCCTCTACTCTTTGGTTGCTAATCCGACGACGATTGCGATTGCCTGTTCTTGGTTGAATCCCGCCTGTACTAACTCCGAAAACAATTCGTGAGTTTGAATAGCAAAAGCCCCCAAAACAGACACGACACCTTCACTATTGGGTGAAAGGTTATCGTACACCCGTCGATTATACCGCTAGGCGAATTTAGCCTTTTTATTCTCCGTCTAGGACAAACTCAAAAGAGTTAAGTCTCTTGTTAGCAATGTCCAAAGAAGATTTCAAAGCCAATTCTCTGTCGCCAACTTGAGCGAATAGACGGTTTTCTAGTTCGCCACCGATAGCATCAAAACGACGGAAGTAGATGTTGTAAGGCAAAGCATTTTCCTGAATGTTTAATTCAATCTCAATATACTCTTTTAGAGCAATCTCTTTTGAGATAAACGGTTTGCCATTGGAATCAACAACTACTTTCGCACCTGCTAATTCCTTTGTGAAGAAATCAGTCCAAGCCATTTACAACCCCTTTCGAGAGTTTATTAACCCTAATAATACTACATCAGGGTTAGAAAGGAAACGACTCAGGGGCTTCAGGTTCCTTTTTCCAAGTCGGTGCGCTCCAAGGGTCTACTTCTGTATCGCCCTCAGCATTACGGCGAACATCGACCACTTGAACTATGTGGCGCTTCAAGTCCACTCCGACATTAAAAGCGGTCACGGTCATCTTGCCTTTTTTCTCTCCCGTGGTTTTATCGTCCCAAGATTCCCAAACTGCCGTCCCTTGGATGATTACACCCATTCCCTTTTTCAAAGAGTCCGCTACATTCTCAGCAAGTTTGTTCCAGCACTTAACTGACCATGGAGTGACATCGGTATTTTCCCAAGTGCCATCAGGTTTCTTTTGTGATTTAGAAGAAATGATTGTGAAAGTTGCCATTGCTTTACCGTTAGGGGTAAAGCGCAACTCAGGGTCGCTTGCTAGATTTCCTGCTATTGCTATTGCTGTCATGCTATGTGCCTTTCATTCGATATTGGTTTGGCGATTATGTTTAGTTTTTTTCTCATTCTGTCGCGTTCTTTAGTAGATGTTCCACCCCAAATGCCGACTACTTTGTAATGTAACGCATAGGTCAGACATTCTGTTTTCCATACGCATCCATTACAAATCTTTTTCGCTTTCTTGTTTTCTTCCGTTATCAAATTCTTCTCGGGGAAAAAATAATCCGTCTCCAAGCCCCAGCAACTCGCTCCCTCGAACTTCCAAGGCATCAAAATTTTCTTCATCAAGTTCCTCTCCGACAAGTAAGCGATTAGGGGAAGAGGCGTCTAACTTAGCCAATACTCTTCCATTACGCCATACCTTGCCACCAACAATTCCGTCATAGAAGTTTGGCTTAGGCTGTACTAGAGATTCACACTCTGTCCAAAAATAACAACGAGAACAATAATTTAACGCGGGTTGTGCTAAATCTAAATTGAATTGGTCAAAGAGCCAAGGGTCGGCTTCCCGACATGGCGCTTTAGATGTAAATGAACCCATGTATAAATGTTATCTTGAGACTTCTTGATTATTCGTGATTGGGACATCTTTGCGTGTCGCCCATTCTCCGAATCGCTCCCTAATTAAATCGTTGAGCAGTTGTAATCTTTCTTCTTCAATCTTCGCTTGGTTTATCTCTAAGTCCGACATCATCATTCCCCTCCCAGTTTTTTAATCCATGGTGAACTAATCCAAGATGACGCCAATCAGGATTTTGGTCATCAGCAAGTGTGAGCGTCCAATAATCTTTGTCGCCCTCTCCCATCCATTCGGATACGAGAACCCATCCTGTACAAATTGCTGGTTCAACAAAGGCGATGCGCCCGATTTCGGCGAGCGCATCGTCTATTGCTGAAGGTTTCTTATGTTCTTCTTGATTTCCCATTTAGGGAGGTTAGTACCAAAAATTTCTTTCCCAAAAGCGCCACGCCGAGCAGGGATTCGAATATCGAGATTCGATATAGATGAGTCCGCGCTCCACTTGTACCTCCACCGTAAGGTCAGGATTTAGTCCAAGTATTTGTGGGATTCCGCCAGCGTGAAGTTTTTCTCCATTTTGGTATACGGGTGTTTTGTTGTACGCATTAGGGCGCCAGTTTGATTCCTTAGTCCACAGCGATAGGAGACATTCCCATTGCGTAGGTGTATCCCAACCGTAAGCATCAAGACGCTTTTGAGCGAACTCTTTGGATGCTTCGGGTGTGCGCTCGACCAGTATTGGTTTCATTACTGGTATTTCACTTGCTTGCGCTACTGGGTCAGGTGGAATGTGGAACGGATTGATAATGATAATTCCAAGAACAAAGATAATGCTTGGAATTGGTTTGAAGATGTTTTCATAGAATCGCATATTCCTCCATTGTTAGGAGTGAACACTTAATCGCTACTGGTTGTAACGCTTCTATGTTGTCAGTATCGGACTGACCTCACTTTGGCTAGTAGGTGTTTTGCGAACCTGATTTAAGGGTACATCATGGAGATGAACGACTGTCAATAGTTGAGCGTCGGTGGCGGAGCAATACAGTCACGCTAGAGAGAGGACGGACGCGCAACAGCGCTACAACGCCACCGACTATGGGTACCCGTCGGAAATGATACCCGACGGATAGTAAGGTTCATCCCGCCAATCTAAGAAGAGACCGACGGGATGAATTCTGTTTGTTACTTAGTCAATCCTTGAATCAACATAAGCATTGATGCCGTAACTCTTGAGAACTTCTACCGCTCCCTTAGCCGCCGCACACGCTCTTTCGTAACTTTGGTCTTGACGGATACTTGGTGCAAACTCCCATGAACTGACGGAATAACCACCGTAATAATGCGCTCCACCGATTCCGCGCTTCTTCAAAAGAGCAACGAATTTACCTCGCGCTGGTTTGATGACGACTGAAGCGAATCCGCAAACGCCACCTTCAATAAAATATGTTGGCTTTGATTCGTCAATTTTATTTCCAAGGAAAGTTGTTGGAGTACCGACAACAATCGGTGTTGGACGGCAAGCCTTGACCGCTTGCTCTGCTGATTCTGATGCCTCTACAAGAATGTCATAAGCACTTGCTTTGGCTATCGCTTCTTGCTTAGCGACATACGAACCAATAATACGATTGCTTTCCGCGTGAATATCTGTCTTTGTCATTATTTTGCCCCCTCTTTAATTTTCTTCTGATGAAGTTGAATCAATCGACCTATTGCTTTCGCATATTCGGCTTGCTTTGCAACTGGTTGAGCAAACATCGCTCTATCTAACTTGGCTATTGCCTTTAGAATCTCTTGAGCAGTCATCTCTTCAAGCGCCTTCATTTTGTATCCCCTCTCTTGGTTACAAAACCAGTATACCCTACTGGGGTTAAGAATTCAACTTGAACTCTCGAGCCTTCTTTCGGGCGCGTCGCTTATCAGCCTCTTCAGATAGCACCTTTTCCAACTGCGCTCGCCGAATTGCCCTTAATGAGCCTTCAGAGACCCGTAGAGGCTTGTTCCGCCCTAGGCGTGATAGTAGATTCATCCGAACCACTTCCCACTCTCTATTGACCCCACAACCCCGAAGGCGAGCAGGATAAAAAATACAAAGGCAATGCCTTCAGCGTTCTCTGCCCACTTACGACCCTTGGCACTTAAGCGGACTCCTCTTTTCGAACATACTCGCTCGATATAACTGGTCTCGTTCATGCTGTCCTCTCTTTGATTCGTCGAACTACACCGTAAGCCTGAAGTGAAGCATCTGCCTCACATCTAAAGCAATAGGTTTTTCCTTTAATCATGGTCAGTCTTAACTCGCTACCGCAAGTAAAGCATTTCATTATTTTTCCTCCCATATAACTTCTGTCTCACCGCGGACTGTAAGTAGTGCCACGATTTCTGACTTTGGAATCTTCCTCTCCAAGATGATTCCCTTCTTGCCAAATCGATTGGCGAAGAATTCTGCTTTGGATTTATCTAGTGTCCAAGATAATCCGTTCTCGTTCAATCCTTCTTGGCAACCTCTGTAAATAGTTACCTCTTCAGGAAGCAAGCGCAAGGATTCTTTATCCTCGTCATTCATCATGTCGTTACGGTCTCCACGGTCAGCGGAAAGTAATTTCTTCCAATCCTTTAGATAGGCATACTGGTTTTCTGTATCTATCCAAACCTGAGTAAGTAATTGCCAGTAATTAACAATGCCTAATTGCTTCTCGATTTTCTTGAACGCTTCAACTCTGTATGGGCGCTCATGTAAAAATACATATTGGCTGTAATTCCAAGAGCCAAGCGCTTCTTTGACTGCTTTTAATTTTTGGGCATACTGAGCATTAGCGCTACCGTTTGAACGGAATGGCACTTGATAAACAAGTGGATGGCGCAACATTTCCCACTCACCTGTGCTTTTTTCGAAGTATGGAAGCAGGTCAGGATGAAGTGGCTCGCTATGTTCAGCGACCAACTGTGCCATTAAATCTTCTACTTGGTTCATTAGTTCCCCCTCTTCTTGTACTTATTCTGAAGTATTTTCAACTGCTGGTCAAATGACACGCCGTTCTTCTCTGCAAGATTTTGGCAGATGATGTCAGCCTTCTCTTTGTTCTTAGCAATTTTTTGCTCTTGCTCCAAGATTGATTCAGCGCTGTGTGGTGTTCCATCGAAGTAGTGAGTCACGACTTCTACTTTCCATTGCAAGTTGAACCACTCTGTAACCGCTGAACGCTCTGTCTTGATTACCTCTGTGTATTTTCCATCTTTGAAGTAAAGGAACTCACCGCTTTTTGTTGGAGCGTTTGCTTTTTCCTTAGCGATTCGCTCAGCCTTCTTTGCGTCGCGCTCTGCCTTTGCTTGAGCCTTAGCAACTTTGTCTGCTGTGACGATTCGTGATGGACGATTCAAAACTTCTGCTGGAGCGCTTGGGTAACAAATTGTGCAAGCATCTTGACCAGCATCCTCAACGATTGTTTTCTCATCGTCGTTGCTGTACTGGATTAACCAGTTGTAACGAGTAGTTGGGAAACAAGTTGAGCAATCCATTGAACTGTGAACATGACCATTGCTGGCAAGAACTAAGAACGCTCTTGTCCATGGGTCTTGGTCGTAAATCGCATCTAACTTTTTGATTTCGATATTGACCTTGACAATTTCTGACTTAATCTTTGCAACCTTCTCAATAGATTCTTGAATCTTTTCTACTGAAGTTGGGTAATACTTTTCGTAAAACTTAACTGAATCTTCAGCACTCTCTAGTTTGCTGATTAAATCCCAACGCTTGTTGTACCAAGATGATAACTCTGTATCAATCTTGACTGCGAACTCTTTTGTCACGCTCATTGGGTCTCCTCTCATTTACAACCCCAGTTTAGCATGAATATCGCTCAAGGTACAATTAGCCCTAGTTCGTGTCCCCGTGTCCCCGTGACCCCTGTTCAAAGGGTCAAAATTGCGCTTATTCCGTATTCTCGCCATCTGTTCTTTGGTCTTTTGGTGGACTTTCTTGCCTACCGACTCAGCCTCAGCCTCTTGCGTAACTACGGCTCAATCCGTGGCTACCGCCTCAGAATCGGCTACCCTCTTGGCGCCCTCAGAATCGGGAACTGCCACTACCGCCTCCACTCCAGTAATCGTCCAAAATACCTGCGGAGGCGATGATGTCTCTTACCAAGTAGCCCTGCCTTCGGCTATCGATTTTCAAGGCACTACCTATAACGCTGTTTATGCAACTACAAACTCAACTATTGTTTTTGGTCAGCAAGATAATAATTACGCCACTTTTCCAAACGCACCTTCAATTTCTGTTAATGCTTATGACTGGGTAGTGCTTAACCCTAATAATCCAAATCCATCAAATAGTTATCCTGCTGGATGGCAAGCGGCTGATGAGCATTTAATTATTACTTCAAGCCAAGCGGGATTCCAAGTTGATTTAGCGGTCAGACCTTATGGACAAAATGCTTCAGCCAATCCACTTTCGACAATCGTGGTAACTGCATCAATCAATCCTGATAGCACTTTAACTATTACTTATCTTTCAAATGTTCAAGCGGGATTGCAAACTAGAACTGGTGTTCGTTTACCTGATGGTCGTGTTGTTTCTTTAGAAGAGGCTGGTCTTACTAGAGTTTATGTTGCACCTGTTGTAACTGCTGAAGCGATTGTTGAACCAACACCTTCACCTAGTCCCTCCACGGCTCCAACACCTCAACCATCGCCTCAGCCAACTGCAAGTCCTGAGCCTTCTCCGAGTCCGTCACCTGAACCAACGGTGAGTCCTTCACCAACACCGTCGGAACCATCGCCCACTCCTTCTCCGACACCTCAACCAACATCGGAACCAACGGCTTCACCATCTCCAAGCCCTGAACCTTCCGTAACTCCGACTCCTCAACCTGAACCGACCCCGCAACCTTCGCCGTCCACAACTGAACCCACACCTTCGCCATCGCCTACTCCTTCTCCCGAATCTTCTCCAACGCCGACACCCGTGCCTTCAAATCCCGAAGCATCACCTTCACCAACACCCAATCCAACGCCAACCCCAACCCCAACCCCGACAGAAACCACAACACCTGAACCATCGCCTACCCCAATTCCAATTCCGTCACCTGAACCAAGTCCCGAACCAATCCCTGTTCCGAATCCAAACGGTACCCCCGCGGTAGAGCCGACTCCCGTTCCAGTTCCGCAACCTGAACCTGTTCCTGTTCCTGAACCCACTCCCATTCCGTCCCCTGAACCTGCGCCAAATCCAAATCCTGTAACGCCAATCGAACCTGCCCCTGAACCTGTACCGCTCCCCGTTCCTGAGCCAGTTGTTCCGCCCGTTGAACCACCTCAGCCTGAACCCGTTGAACCCCCAACGGATACTGCCCCGATAAATCCCATACCCGAACCACTACCACCTATTGACCCACCCATCGAAGAACCATTGCCACCAATAGAAGAACCGCCGTCACCTCAAGAACCCGAAATAGAATTGCCACCTGTCGAGGAACCACCTGTTCTCGAACCACCAGTCGAAAACCCAATAGAACCAATCCCAGTAGAGCCACCGCAAGAAAATCCGTCCACAGAATCACCTGAGACCTCCGAAGTTTTAGAAGATGTTTTAACGGATGGAAAGATTACACCTGCTGATGCTGAAGCGGTAGTTGATTCATTGATGGAAGATGGCAAAGTAACTGAAGCCGAAGCAACTGCTTTGATTGAAACTTTAAGCGAGAACGGTTCTCTCAACACAGCCGAGAAAGACCTTGTTATCTCTGCCCTTGATGCCGATGGAAAGATTACTCAAGCCGAAGTTAATAATCTTTCAGAGACTCTTGCATCCGATGGAAAGTTCACTCCTGCTGAAAGAGAGTTTGTCGCTGATGTACTTATTGAATCTGCAAACGGTCAAGCGGTAACTGTTGAATCTATCGCCGAGGCTGGAATCACATTAGAAGATTTACCTGCCGAGACACCTGTTGAAGTTCGTCAAGATGAGAATGGCAACGAGGTTGTTATTACAGCCGAAGTCGCTGTTGCTTTAGAACTGCTTACATCGGCTGGAGATATTGTTACAGCAATTTTTGAAAGCCCTGCACAATTACTGTTTGCTATCGGAAACCTTGGAGCAGATATGTCTCCTGAAGAACGCGAAGAAGCAAGCAAGACAGTTATTGCCGCGACAATCGTTGGCAATATCGCTACAACTACAATGGCTACCGCAATCGGTAGTATCGGATATAGGAGACCAAATTGAAAGACTTCTTAAATGACCTCATCGGTCAAATATGGACAATGCTTGGAATGTTTGTTGCTTGGATTCTTGTTGATGGTGTTGCTAAAAATATCGTTGGTTATGCAATCCTAATTACTTTTGGTGTTTGGGTTTTGACTTACCCTCTTCGTCGGAAGAAGGATGACTAGCCTCTTCTGATTTAGCGAATGGACTAAATGCTCCATTGATTTCGTCGAGGGTTAGTTTCCCATCATCAAGATATTCTCGGGCTAACCTCTCGGCTACGGATGCAACTGCTAACAATCCAGCCATTGAAAGTGCCACCCAAGTTTCAACTCCAACAACGGCTCCAGCACCAAGAGTGCCAAGAGCGCCGACAGTAAACACCGCAACCATACGGGTCATGATGTCTTGGAATTTTTTCATATTCCAATTCTAGCCTATGCGACTTTTGCTAACTTTTCCTTCAACTCCGAATCAAACTTTTTCCTATCCTCGAGCCATTGCTTTCTTGATTCAGGGCATCGCGCTTTGACTGGCTTGTTCTTACCAACGACCTTGACGCCTTTGTAGTGGTAGGCACCCTGTAACGCGTCGGCAGATTCTTTGCCTAAGAAGTGTCGAACTAAATCGAGCAGACATGATGCGAACTCGGGTTTGTGTCCGTCGAGATTAGTTAAGTGGTGAGCGACCTCATGGAGAATCACATATTTTCCTCTAGCCCACTTTGGTAATTTAATTGCTCGCTTCCCGTAATAAATTGTGGCGCAAGCCTTTCTACGACCTCGACCATCGAGAACGACAATCGGACGCTTGGCTTGTATGCCGTATTTCTCGATTACATATTTTCGAGAAATGATTTTATCGACGAACTTCTGACACTCTTGGAGAGTCAAGGCTTCGCTGTACTTGATGCCCGACATCTCTTCTGCGGCATAGAGCCGACCTGCTTGGTCTTTGACTTTTGGCATATTTCCTCCCTTTCATTACCCATTATACCAAATGGGGGTTTGGAAATATCCCTAAAGTTGAGTCAGCCCCGCTCAACTTTGACTCGACACGCCACGATTTGACAGAGGAAACAGGCTTTCTTGATTGGCTTTATTAACCCCCGTTTGGTATACTCAGAGATGTCCGAGAGGAGGACGAAATGGAAAAGTGCGTGAAATGCGGGGTCGCCATTGAAAAGATGGAAGTCTTTCCAAAAGGCGTTTGTTTGGCTTGTTATGCGGTGGAGTTTGAAAAGGAATTCCAAAGCGCGTTAAAGATTGCGAGGTTCAAATAATGGCTCTTGACTACAAAGGTTTTGAGTGGGGCGAAAGAATTTCTGCCGACCAAGATTCTGTCGATAGATTCCTTCACGAAGGTTTAGTCCCACAATCACCATCTGTCGGAGATTTACATAGCGCCGCTGAATGGATAGCAACTTATGGTGCTGAAAATTCTGAGGACGCTCAAGGATGGGCGAATGTCGTTGCGTTCTTGATTTTGACTGCCGAATCTAAAGAGAAGCGTTCGGTCTTGGCTCAGGCAAAAAAGAAGTTTGCCGAGGCTAACGGAATTCCTGTGTCGCAAGTCAGAATTAACAGGAATAACTAACCCTAGTTATGATATACTCAGATTGTCCGAGAGGGGGCAAAATGGAACAGCAAGAAAAGGAAAAGCAAGAAAGATTGGCTTATCAAAAAAGGTTGTTGCAAAATCCTGAGTTTCTAAAAATGTTAGAGGCTGAGGCTGATTTTGAGAGAACTGCCGCTTTTGGTAGCGGGGTCAAACTTGTCAATGTAGTAACTGGCGAACGATTTACAACTAAGTAGAGGGAGGTTAAAAATGACAACAGCAACAGGTCGTCCTTTTAACGAGGACGAATTGATTAAACAAATTGGTCACATGAACATATTGGCAATTTCAGGTGGTCGCGTCATTGTTGTAAAAAATAATGATGGCGAAACAATCGAAGTTGAACTTAAGTGCGGTGCTGGTTACCGAGTTTCAATCGCATTGGGTTGGGACGATACCTACACAGTAACTCGCCAATATGTCCGTAAAGGAACTGTTTTCAACAAGGGGACAGTCGAAGGCGTGTACTGCGACAACATCGGAGAAGTTGCTTACAAAGCATCTTGCTTCCGTTCCTACGAATTTGGAAAGGCGGTTGCGTAATGAAATTCCTTACTTACATCAAGGCTCCAAACACAACAAACGGAAATCCTCAACGCGGATGGATTGTCTCCGATTCAACTGGTAACTTCGAACGATTTATTGATGAGGGCTACGAAGGTCGCGGAGCAATCGCCAAGGAATTGTGGGATGGCGCTCAAGAGATAAACAGCGGTTATGGCATCTTGGTTCAATCATCTGAGTACAAGCGATGGAAGAAAATGAAGTCGGAGGTAGCGGTATGACACTCGAAGAAGCAAAGAAGATTGTTGGTAACCAGCCAACTTGGGCTTTGAAGAATATGGTCAAGGCTCTTAATATGTTGCCTTGGTTAAACACAGCGGAGGATAAGGAAAGACTTGTCGCCGCAAAGATTGTGCTAAAAGAAAGAAAGTAATGTAAACTGGGGTTTAATAACGAGAGGAGTAACAATGGAACACGCAATTTTAGTTCATTCGCCTGAGTATGCGAATTGGGTCTTTGATAAGACGCATCCAACTCAAGGGCGTAGGTTTCTCCATGCTCGTAATCAAGTCATGCTGGAATCGCAAAAGCGTCACTTAAATGTTTGGGAGATAGAACCTCA